TGCAGGTGGCGTAGCTCCCGCAACAAGCGACATTTTAGATATCGTTGGTACGTGTATGTTGGTTGATGTAACCACGGATTACTCATTAATTAAGCTTAATATATAAGTAGGAGTTAATCATGGCAGGACGTACAGACGTAAAAGCGGTCTTTATTACCGCCGATACCACGGCCTTAGATGCTGACGGCATATCAGTAGCAGCAGCCGTTGGGAATAACGCAGCACTTGTAATAGGTGGCGCGTTAGCTTCTGGCGGTGCGGTGGCTCTTGATTCTGGAAGAGTAGTAACTATTCTTTCTGCTGGGAATGATGCAGCTAAATCCTTTACGGTTACTGGGACTGATGTTAATGGGGATTCCCAAACAGAGTCGATTACAGGAGCTAATGCAGGAACCGCTACTGGGTCTTCATATTTTAAAACAATATCTGGTATTTCAGCAGTGGGTAATCCGGCTGGTAATGTATCCGCAGGAATTAATAATTCTGCGGCGGATGTTATTTTTGCAGGTCCGGGGAGATTAAAAGGAACGTTTATAGTAAGTTCAGCAACAGCGGGAACCTTAGATTTTCTAACAACTTCTCCTGTAGGAACAAGTAAAATGAAATTAGGAAGTGTGGCTAGTGCAACTGTATCTAGAGACGTAACAATGCCAGATGATGGTGTTTATTTCTCCGCTGGGATTTATATCCAATACACACGCAGCACTTTTGGAACAATGACAGCGTTTCACGCTTAAAAGGAGAAGATTATGCCAGGTATGAGAAACAGAAGAGAAGCTATTCGCAATGGCCAAGATTGGACTAAAGGAACTAAAGGCTACATGGGTGGTGGCGAAGTTATGGGCTATGAGCACGGCGGTAAAGTTAAGAAGAAGTCTAAGAAGTATGGTGGCTAGAAATGGCTACATCAGGAACTACTTCATTTGATCTTAGTGTTGATGAGCTTATAGAAGAAGCTTATGAACGATGCGGGTTAGAACTACGAACAGGATATGATTTAGAGACTGCTAGAAGGTCTCTAAACATAATGATGGCTGAATGGGGCAATCGTGGTCTTAATCAATGGTTAATTAAACAAAGCAGTTTTACTGTTACAGAAGGAGTTAATTACAAAGAACTAAACTCCAACGTAGTAGACATTACGTCAGCTATAATTCAACGAGACAACATAGACTATCAACTAGAAAGAATCAGTCGGTCTTCCTTTTTGTACATACCCAACAAAAGTGCAGAAGCTAGACCCAATCAATTCTTTTTAGAAAGACAAATTACTCCTAAGTTATACATCTATCCTACGCCAGAAAATTCTACGGATGTAATTTCGTATTATGCGTTAACTAGAATGGAAGACGCAGGCGATTTTACAAACAACATGGAAACTGTATTTAGATTTTTGCCTTGCATGACCGCAGGTTTAGCTTATTATATATCCATGAAAAGAGCTCCAGATAGAATGGCGCTTTTAAAACAAGTTTACGATGAGGAATTTGACCGAGCGGCTTCTGAAGATATTGATTCAGTAAGTTCTCGTTTTCTTCCTCCTAGAATGATTATATAAAGGAGAGATACAATGGGAATGTTAGATAAATTAGCAAGAGGGCAATTTCCGACACCTTCATTACCCATGCCCGGAGCAGGCGGAGGCATCGGAGGCATGATGCTTGGTGGGGGAAGAGCCAAAACACCAGGGCAAAGAATTCCAGTTGCACCTTATCTTCCTATTGAGCCTTCACCTATGCCTGTAAATCCTTCACCTATGCCTGTAAATCCTTCACCTATTATGCCTATGCCTAGAGACCCTATGCCTATGCCGCCTAGTCCTAGTCCTATAGAAAGACCTAATATGGAAATGTTGATGGCTCAAAAAAGACAGCTAGAAGAACAATTAGCTCAAATCAATGCCCAAATAGAAGCTCTTAGAAACAGCGGAGGAGGAAGTCAACTGTTTAACGATACTCAAGGTGGCGGTGTAACTCCAGATCTTCTAGCACAACTTTTGGCTTCAACCCGAGAGCGTGGTGGCATCGGCGGCGGTCGTCCTTAAAGTGAATGGCTTTTGCAGCAGCTAAACACGCATACGGAATCTGCGATATTTGCAGTCAACGTTATCGTTTAAAAACACTACAAACTCAATGGGATGGTATGAAAGCTTGTTATCAATGCTTTGATACAAAACATCCGCAATTAGATCCACCACACGTTAGACCAGATCCACAAGCTATTCTTCAACCAAGACCAGATGTAAGTATTGTGCCAAGTGCATTTACTGTTTACACAAACGTTGGATTAGGTATTATTGGAACAGTATTAACAACACCAACTGAACTGACGGCATCTTTAGGTGATGTTACAATAACAACATGAGTTTTACATACAGCACATTACAGACAGCCATACAGAATTATGTAGACAGTTCTGAAACTACATTTGTAGCTACTTTGCCTACTTTTATTACGCAAACAGAAGAGCGTATATTAAAAAATGTTTGGTTGGACAACTTTAAAAAGAACGTTACAGGGAACGCTGATTCAGGGACAACTTACTTAGCGATGCCATCTGATTTCTTAGCTCCTTTTAGTTTAGCTGTTATTAACAGCGGGACTTACGATTACTATTATTAAAACAAGTTAGCTTTATGAAAAGCTATAAGCCTGTATCTACAGACACAGGTGTACCTAAATACTACGCTGAATTTAACAGCAGTTCTTTTATATTAGCTCCTACACCAAGTGCTGCGTTTGAATTTGAGCTACATTACTTTTACAGACCAGCTTCTTTAACAGCAGGAGCAGATAGCGGAACAACGTGGCTTTCTGAAAACGCTACTAACTGTATGCTTTATGGATCGTTAGTAGAAGCCGCTACATTTTTAAAAATGGATCCTGCTGAAATAGGCGGATACGAACAAAGATTTCAAGACGCTTTAGACAGACTTAGAAACACCAGCGAAGGTGCTGGAACCCAATCACAATACAGATATGATCAAGTAAGAATACCTACTACGTGAGTCAAATTAAAGAATTAGAAGGGGCAGAGATTGCATTAGTCGCAATGGGCGAAAGCCAATTAGACTTTCATCTAGCTAAGTCACACAGTAAAAAATGGGACGAAGTTTGGGGTATCAATGCTATGGCAGGCATAACAGACTGCGACAGAGTATTTATGATGGACCCAGCGTCTAGGTTTTTAGACTCAGATGCTTCAGGCAGTCAAACAGGTATCATGGTTGACGTAGTTCAAGAACACCCCGGCCCTATTTACACATGCGAGTTAGACGTAAGATGCCCTGGAGCAGTTGAGTATCCATTACTTGATGTTGTCAAAGCCACTCAATGTTCTTATTTTAATAACACAGTTCCTTTTGCAATTGCTTTTGCTCTTTATAATAAAGTAGCTAAGTTACATTTATTTGGTATCGATTTTACATATAAAGGTAATCTGCATTTTGCAGAGGCAGGAAGATCGTGCGTAGAATTTTGGTTAGCCAAATGCATAGAGAATGGAATGACAGTAAGCGTTGCTCCTAGATCTGGATTATTAGACACAGACTCCCCTATACAAGAAAAACTGTACGGCTACCATCGTTTAGATGATCCTACATTAGTGTTGGTAGATGATGATACCAATGAATTTTTTACAATGGGCTATAAAGAATACAGTTCTATAATGGAACAAAAACAAAGGTCAGAAGCTGAACTTGTACCTGTAGTCAACACCCCACCTGAAGCAAAGAGGTACTAATGATTGACGAAAACACAAATGGCGCACTGGGTGCAATACAAGTAATTACCACCAATAACAAAGGGCATTCGCCTGAGTTTTGGGCAGAAACGTGTACCGCTAGAATATGCAGCATTTCTGATAATGCTGAACCTCATATCAGACTTCAAGCAGAAGCTTTCAGACTAGCTATTTACAATACAATACTTTATTATATTAAGGAGTCGATCAGTAGTGAACGTTGTACCATGAGAAATGCTCTAATAGGACAAGGACACGAAGATCTGGCAACAATATTAAAGGAGCTAAAGTAATGGCAATTACATCAACACTAACGACAAGCTTTAAGAAAGAACTTCTTCAAGCTACGCATAATTTTTCTACTGGTGGCAACGCTTTTAAACTAGCCTTGTACACAAGCTCAGCAACAATGGGTGCTGCAACTACAGCTTACGCAACTACTAATCAAGTAACAGGTACTAACTACACTGCTGGAGGAGCGGCTTTAACTAAAGTTGAGCCAACAAGTGCTGGAACTACAGGATTTACTGATTTTGCAGACCTAACTTTTGGTACTGCTACAGTCACAGCTAGAGGTTGTTTAATTTATAACGATACTAACGGCGATAAATCTGTAGCTACAATTGATTTTGGTGGAGATAAAACATCCACAGCAGGAGACTTTACAATTGTATTTCCTGCCGCAGCAGCAAGCACAGCTATTATCAGAATAGCTTAGTTTCTAGATGGCCAACATTAACGGTTGGGGTAGAGGTACCTGGGGTCAATTAACTTGGGGAGAACCCTTACCCGTTACGCTTACTGCTCCCGGAGCAGGAACATCTGCTTTAGGCACAGTTGCAGTAGACGCAGAAGCCAACGTAACTCCAGCCTCTTTAGTCGGAACAACAGGAGC